AATTGTGTACGATCAGTGTCGATACGTGAACCATCTAATAATAATTTATTGTCTTGGTTTGTTTCAGTTTCTAAAACAATACCGTCAGTTGTTTCAACTGATGTAACTGCCAACTCGGCAGATTCCATAAAAGTATAATATATCTTTAAAAATTCTAAAAACTTTGGATGATCGTCTAATACAAAATCAGGTACCTGAGATGTTATAAGGGTAGATATTTTATCAAAAAACTTTGCCATGTTTATCTACTTGAAACAGTGGTGTATCCTACACCAGCATCTGATGAACCACCTATGAAAGTATCTGCTTCAACTGTAATTGTTGAATTTGCCGTGTCTAATTCTAATATTTGATCTCTAACAGGAACAATATCATTTGATTTTGATACAACTGTTAATTCAATTACTGTAGAAGCCGCGCCTCTTATATTTGATATTGTAGAAATATTTAAAGATGTTAAATCAATTGCGCCTGTAGTATAATTAATTGTGCCTTGTGTATTATTGGCGTATGTTCTTGTGCCGCTAACTAAACGATAACGTCTTACGTTACCTGCGCCGTCATCATCAAGGAAAAATTCATTTGTTGTATCACCTGAAACTTTAAATCCTGAAGATTCTAATATTCCACCTTGTGATGCATTATAACCTGATACTGGATTATATAAAGCGTTTCTAAAAAAAATTCTATATCTTGTAGAACTATTTAAAGTAGGTGTAAATGTTTTTCGTATCTTTAGTGTTGTAATGTTTGATACAATACTTGTGTCAGCATCATCAATTAAACCAATTACTTTTGAATATCTAAAAACGCCATCAAACTTTTGAAGCGTTTTTGTATTAAAATTATCGAGAGCATTAATAATATCATTTTTTAATGTTGTGTCTGTTTTAGTTGTAAGTTTATCATCATATTTTACACTTGAAGTTAAAAGTATTTTTGTAACTTCGGGATCAACAATTTGTGGCTGAACAGAAGCAACATTATATTTTTTTAATTGTGTTACTATACTTTGTTTTGTAGCTGTTGTTAATGTAGAGCCTGAAGCAGCTTTAATTGCTATAATAACTTTACCATAAACAGGAGTTTCATCATCTTCACCACCCCAAGCACTTACTGATTGAGCATTTGGATAAATTGTTCTCACTAAAGATTCATAGTCAGAAGTAGTTACAGCACGATTTTGTGATGAATATTGTAAAGGTGCATTAAAACGGATTGACTCTTTTGATTCTGCCACAGCCCCGCCTTGAGCATTTGATTTTGTTGTAACAGTTATATCAGAAAATCCATCAATGTTTGCCGCCGGTGTAAATGTATTAGCGCCATTTGCTGCTTCAACATTTGAAACTATATATTCTAGTATTACAATATTACCGTCTGATAATTTAACACCAATAGTATTGTCGCCAAAATATACCTGATATTTACCTTCTTCTACTTCTTGTAAAAAATAAACTTTAGATGTTGAAGTTATTTCAGCAAGACCTGTTGCTTTAGTGTATGTGTTTGTTGTTGTATCAACGGAACTATTTTGAACTTTTACAACTAAAGTTGATGTATCTATAAAAGGACTTGGTATTACAAATCTTTGATCAGCGTCTGTTGTATCAACAGTATATTTAAAATTAACTAAAGTGCCCTCATATAATTCAACATCTGAAAAAGTATAAACTCCATTTACAGGTGTTGTAATTATAGCAGCATTGTTTATAAATTGAAAAGATGTACCATTTACAGTTGAAGTAAAAACAGTACCTTTTGGCATTGTAATAGATGATCCTGTTCCATCATTAATTAACACATCTACAGTCGCTGTTGGCGTTCTTACAGATGATGGTGTATAGCCTATTAATTTAGCTAAAGAGACAATATTTTTTCGTATGTCAGCACTATCTAAATACATTTCATTTGCTAACATATTTGCGTTAAATCCTAGATAGTGTGTATTGTATGCTAATATATCTAGTAATACAGCAAATCCTGAACCTTCAAAATTATAGTCTTGAAATTCTGATTGACTTTGTAAAAATGTTTTTAAATTTGATTTTATATTATCAAAATCAAAATCCGATACTTCTAATTTATTACTAGCCATGTTATCTTAATCTTTCTAAAAATGTTTGTACAGTAATTAATTGATTTGATCCTATTACATAAAAGTAAATTGTTAAATCATAAGCATTTCTATCCAATTCAGGCCTAGCAACTATTTGAAATAATCTAATTCTAGGTTCAAAATTAACTAAAACTTCTTGTACTTTTCTTTGTAAGTTTAATGCGGTTAAAGGTGTTAAAGGTTCAAATAACATAGCTCTTACATTAGATCCTAATTCAGGATGAAAAGGCCTTTCAAAGTGAGATGTATTAATTAAATTTCTAACACTTCTTTTTACAGCTTCAACATCTGTCAATTTATTTACATCATTAGTGACCGTATTACGACCAAAATCTAAATCTAAATCTATATATTTAACTGTAGCTCTTTTACTTTTATTTAAAGCTGAGGTTCCAGAGGCATCGTAATTTGGCATACGTAATATTTATACTGATTTTAACCACCTGCCGAAACATTTGAAGAGCCTGTTATAGTATCGCCACAATTGGCAGCGTCTCCTTCTCTACAAACTTCAATACCATTTACAAATACTGTTGAAGAACCTTCAATCATAGGCGGAGATGGCGAATGAGGTGGTAAACCATGGCTTTCAACTCTATCACCAATTCTTACGGCAGATAATCCATTTATAAAAACGTTTTCACTACCTTCAAATGCAATACCACCAGCGGCATCTTCATCTTTTCTTGCAATACCAGGCATTAAATTTTTCCTTGACCTCTATAAATCTTTTTTATAGACTTTTTTTTGTGTTTATTTAATTTTTTTGTATGTATTCCTGGCCTTTTTACTTTATTTTTTTTAAAAAATGTAGGAACTCCTGAAAAACTAACTCGTTTTGCCATAATTTAGTAATTATTTATAAAAAATCATTAAAATTATTGAAAAATGTGTATTTTTTTAGAAAAAGCTTAAAAAAACTTAAAAATACTGAATAAATCATTGATTTTACTTACATATTTTTTTAATTTTGTCTTGCTTTTGACACAATTCATTGTTATATTATATGTATATGATTAAAAAAAAGGAGTAAAATATATGTTTACAAAAGATGATTTAAAAATGATATTACTGGCCGCCGCAATTATAGCGCTTGGTTATGGATTTTTATATGGATTTCATTATATATCTGACTGGTTAGGTGTATATGATCAACTTAAATATTAATTATGAAATACGCTAATAAAATTTTGAATACTCAAAAATATAAAGATGTATTGTTGTCGGCCGAGGGTCTTATTCAACAATTTCGATCACCTTATGATGAATGTTCAATTGCCAAAGGCATACCTATTAAATTTTTAGGAATTTTTTATGATTACTCTAAAATGGTTCAACCTTTAAGAATACGTTATAGAGGTTCAAGTAAATATTATCCTGATGGTTATAGATACTATCGTAGGCCAAGAGACTATGTACATAGAATCTATGCCGATACTTTTGCCATTTATAAAAGACTATAAAAAATTAAATTTTTTACGTGAATAAATTAGATACTAAATTAAAGTGGACAGCAACAGCAATTTTAATTGTTGCTACTGCTTTTACATCACTAAACGTTTATCCTTTAGGACCTATGTTATATTTAATTGGTGGTTTATTATGGCTAATAGTAAGTATAATGTGGAAAGAGCCAGCATTAATTGTTACAAATATAACCTTGGCTTCTGTAAACGCTATTGGTTTAATTTATAATTTATTAATAAAATAATTAATTTTTATTTTCATATGAGGGTGTAACATCATTCTCATTATTACATTTATTACAATCACACTCGTCTTGTGTACAAATACTCTTTACACCATTCCAAACATTACGTCTATGGTCATTATGACCGCAGTGTTTACAAATTAAATCGTCCAATGGATTATACCTCCGTTTTATTTGTTTTGCCATACTGTCTGTGTGTAGGACTATATTTATAAAAACGCTTTTACATTAAACCAAAAATTAGTTTTACCCGCTCCTTTACTTTTTGTCATACCTTTTGAACCTACACCCGTATCCGTAAAACTAATACTAGA